GAAAGAAACCAAACCACTCAGAAGCACCCGGCGTATACGCAGACACAACAGTTGCTTTCATTGAGTTTTCAAACCCAGCAGGAACAGTTGTTGTTTGTTCTAAAGAAAACTTGCTTGCAACAGATAGACCTGCACCGAACCTATCTAACACATAAGTCTGGTCTGATGTTGGCGTTACACTGCTGCCACTATTTCTCTGGTCAATGGTCATCGCACCATTGATGATGAGGTTGCGTCCTGTCAGGCCACCAGCATCTGCGCTACCAGCTAAATCTGCAAAGTCTCTTGCTCTACTCATGTCTTTACTCCTAACAAGCCATCAGGACGCAAGGCACAAGATAACTGCCATCGTCCTTTTGCGGATTTCGTTGTTTATTACTCAACTGCATCCCAACTAATTGTTTCTTCATTCCATTCATATTTTCCATCGTCAGGACAAGGCGTTGGCGCACTCCACAAACAAGTTTCATTATCAAGCAACCAGCTTGCAAAAGGTTGAGGTGGAATAAAAGCATCTTTAACAGCGTCATATGTGTAGCCTATACCAGCAAAGTTATATCGTATCGTATTATTGTAACTAGTTTGTTTCCAAGTTCCGCCAAATAAATCAGCGCACCATTGTTCGCCATCAGCCTCATGTTCGTCTGGAACAACAATTACCCTAAGAACTACGTTATCTGAGTTTATCTCTGCAAAATGCGCCATAACCAGCCTACTGAAACTTATACTTTATAATAACGACACCAGAGCCGCCTGAACCACCTACCCCACTAGCACCAGCACCACCGCCACCACCAAGATTGACTGTACCTGCAAATCCGCCAGAAAGACCAGCACCGCCAGCACCGCCGCCACCAGCACCAGCGGCACCCCCAGTTAAATAACCGCCACCACCGCCGCCGCCAGCGCGCCTTATGCTAGAACCTGTAATACTTGAAAAAGTACCTGAACCACCAGCACCGCCGACATTAGCCGGATTACCAATACCACCAGCGGAACTGTGACCACCGCCGCCGCCACCAGAGTTATTGTACGCACCGCCAGCACCACCATTAGAACCCTGATTTCCGGCTCCCCCCAATCCAGCATTATCACCACCACCGCCACCGGAGCCGCCACTTAGACCATCAAGGGCTGAAATAGACCCGCCACCACCACCGCCATTGGCGGTAATAATACTACCAAAAACACTGTTTGAGCCATTGGTGCCTTTTACTACAGTTGAAGAACTACCTGCGCCACCGGCTCCGACAGTGATTGTGTATGATTGTGCAGATATAACAATTCCTGTTGCTGTTACATAACCACCAGCACCACCGCCACCTCCGCCATATGAGGTAACATTGTCGCCCCTGCCGCCACCGCCACCGCCAGCTATCACCAAATACTCAACTGTATTGTCACTACCAACCTGAGTAACATTAAATGCCCCAGAAGAATTGAACGTGTGAACTTTGTAATCACCAACAGTTGTGATTGTTCCGCCTGTAGCCACGGTGTAAATAATTGGAATTTGGGCAAGAATAATCAGGCTCATCGAGTGTACTCAATAGTAAATGAGGCATCAACGCATGAACTATTAGACGAAATTGTCACGACAATGTCGTCCCCTACAGAGAAAGCGTTTGAGGAACTATGCGACTGCTCCTGCTGTGATGAACTCACGCTGTTTGCCGTACCGCCAAGAGCAGTAGTATTAATTTTGAATGTTGCAGTACAAGTGCCGCTTGCTGATTTTGTGGTTGTTTTAGTTATTGTACCAGCAAATGGGCAGTTAAGTACCAAAGTGTAACTCTGGTTGTCAGGCAAAAGTAAGATGCCCGACCAAACTTGAGTTGCTATAAGACCTCCAAGTGAATCAGCACTGACGCTGCCATTAATGGTTACATTACCGCTAAACGTACCGCCATTTTTTGCAGATACAGTGTCAGCTACAGTAAAGATGTCATACACCACAATCTCTACAATGTCGCTTGCAGACAGGGCTGATAGGCCAGAAATGGTGTTGGCTGTGCTAGTGTTGTAGTCAGTGCCAGCAACCAAAGCTATGCCGTTCAGTGACACATCTACATAGTTGCCATCGCTAAATACTAGCGTGTTGCTATTGTCATCAGCACCAGACAGTGATGTCTCACCGCCAGTAGCTGTGTAGTAATAGCGTGACCTTACGCCAGTTCCTGTTGGGGATTTGCCTATGTATGCCATTATGGTTTCTCCGGCCAGACTACATCATCTAGGCTGCTATATGTATTGGTGATGTCACGCAGGGCTTGACGGTATGCTGTTTGCGCCGCAGTCATTGTTAAGTCGCTAGATGCCCACCAGTCTGTTTCTGCAATCAAACGATTACGTTCATTACGCAGTGCAATCAAGTCGCCTTCAGCCACCGCCGCATCGTTGTCATACTCAACTACGTTACCGTCAGCATCATAGGCTATGTCGCCTCTGATTGTGACAACAGATGGATTGAGTTTATAGACACCTAAATGCTTCATTGCGCAATCTCCGTAATCGTAATAGACGAAATTAAAGCACCGCCTAAATATCTTGTTCCAGAAGCACCGTTAACTTGAAATGCCCCTGTTTGGCCTAATGTTCCACCACGAACGCTAAATGTTGTTGAAGATGTAGTTCCTGCTGTCATGTAATGTTTGAGAGACATTGGTGACACTGGATTATTATTGGCAACAGTACTAGACCAAGCACTGCACAAAGGGTCAGCAGTAGAATCCTGATACAAAGATATACCGCTAATATAACCTGAGACGGAATTTGCTACATTTATCACAACATCAATTAACAGTTTAGATGTTGAAGAAGTTGGAGTTATTGAGCAGGTTAGTATTTCACCGCCTTCAGTAATCTGAGGTTTTGTGTCATCAATAGGAATATTGGTGCTGTTTGAATAAAACGTATCTAAATCAGCTTGGACAACCTGCACAACACTACCTGCTGGCAATCCGCTTGTTGCTACACCATCATTTGTTATCTTAGAAAGTGCCATTGGCTACCCCTTATGCGTATGGGCTATCACCACAAGCTGTAGGCCAAGCAGCCTTTAACTCAGCAATAGTTGTTGCGCTGTCGCCAGCAGTAGGCGCATCACGCAGTGCCTGTTTGTCAGCTACAATCTGTGTGGTGTCTGCGCTTGTTTCCAGTGCTTTCATGTAGTCAGTGTCCAGTGCTTCAAGCAAAGGTTTACGTGCTTCACGAATCTTATCAGCAAAGATTTCTTTTGCCTTAGTCAAGTCTTCTGAGATAACATTGCCACTCAATGACCATGCACCACGAAAGTCTCTGTTGGCAGGAACAGTTGCAGTTGAGGCATCAATCTGATTACCGTCCTTGTCAACAATATATGTTGTTACAGCCATGATTTACTCCTTATGCTGCTAGTTCTAAATCATCGGAAATGCGCCATGCGTTGCGCCATTCCCGTGTTTGTGGTAACTGTTCCTTTTTACAAATTACCATCTTGGGCTTGTTGCCCTCATTCCAAGTCTTCCAGACGTGCTGTGGCACATCCTTCTGAATTAGGTATTCAATCGCTTCTTCTTCAGTCATCGGACCAACAGGCTCTGTCTGGTGCAACAGATAGCCCCGTGTATGCTTCTTGAAGTCGGGCTGTGCTTCATCCTTTGCCAGTTCCCAGTACACCCACACAGGTGGCAAGATGCCGCCCTGCAATGCACACGCCATCCAGTTAGGGTCAGGCACAAGTATCTTGGCGCACTCATCAACGCTGTCCTCATAGACTACACGATAGTCTGACTGCACACCGTCTAGGTTTTCCTTTGCCCAACACAGACGGTCAAACAGGTGGGTGCCTTTGAAGTCTGGTTTGTTCATCAGGCGAGGTCTCCGTGTGCTATTGTTGAGGCATACTCTGCTTCTCTACCATTTGTGTTGTCATATTGACTTGTCAATCTAAAGAATGTTGTGGCGATTGACGTATTGTTTGCTGAAAACTGCATAAATGCCGCCCTTAATCCACCATTGTCATCTGATTTAGACATTCCAGATACCGCAAAAGTTGCATTACCCATAGCGTTGGAAAAAGTATAAGTGTTATCCCCACTTCCATTATCCGTAGTGCTTGCAATATTGAGCGAGTCTAAAACCGTAGTGTCACCATCAATAGCGCACCACGCCTTCGCACTACCCTCGACAACATAGTTCGTGGCGATTGACCCAGCGGTGCTGTGTTCCAGCGTATCTGCTATAATTTTTCCAGCCATTATGCTAAGTCTCCGCTAAAAATACAGTTTGCCTGATTATCATCATACAAATTGCCCTGATAATTGTATTGGATAGTTGGCATACTGCCAGTTGTAGATGCCGCACCAGCAGTCCCAGTGTTCGCATCATCAATACCAACGTAAATGGTTCTGCCGCCTGAACCAGACATTACAAAGTTCACGCTATCAAAGGAATTTGTGAAACTGTGGGTGTCTTTTCCTGTTGCGCTGTCAGTAAAACTAGAAATGTTGAAACTGTCTAACGTGAGATTGCTTGTCGATGTTTGATAACGATGCCACGCCTTCGCCAGCCCCTGTTCCAGAGACATAGTAGCAGTAGCACCAACAGTCACGGTGATGTCGTTGGCGGTGGTCTTGCCAGTGAGGGTATCTACTTTTATCTCAGACATTATGCTAAGTCTCCGTGGAATGTACAAGACGCATTAGCTACATCTGTGTTACTAAAACTACTGTTTTGTGTTGCAACTC